GATTTAGGAGAAGTAGAAGAACAAGAGGAAAAACCTAAACCTAGTAAAAAGAATAAGCCAACTACAGAGCAGAAAAAAGATTTAAAAGCTTTAGGATTTACTCCTAGAGATTATGCTACTATGACTTCTCAAGAAGCAGAAGATCTTATAAATCAAGGTCTTACAAAACAAGAAATAGAAGAAAGAGATAAGGAACTTTTACTAGAAGAAGAAGAAAGAAAAAGAAGAGAAAAAGAAGAAACTGTACAAGAAAAAATAGAGCTTGTTAAAAAGATGATTGATGATGCAGAATTCTTAGAAGACTTCAAAGATATTGATTCTGAAATCTCATCTATCATTGCTGCGGATGTATTTTTTAATCCGGCAGAACTTGAATATTTGATACAAAAAAAGAAACAACAATTAGCAAAAACACCTATATTTGAAGATATCAAAGTTAATGAAATCATTCAGCTTAATAACAAAGCAAAATATATAGTGGTAAAGGTTACTCCAAAGAATATTCAGGTTAGAAAAGCTAATGATATAACTGCAAAAGTTTTCTCAATAAATATAAAACAATTTGATGAAACAACTAGGGATCCAAAAAAACAATATGTTACAATGAGAATACAACCAGGTGTAGAGGGGATTTCCGAATCTCCAGTTTTATCTAAAGAAGATAAGAAAACAATTGTAGATAACTTTAAAGATGCTTCATCATTTACAGATGAAGAAGAATTAAAAGCAGATATTGCTAATGGCAAAAAGCTTACAAAAGACGAGAGAAGAAACAATATTTTAAATAACATTAAATCTTGCGGATCATGATTTGTAGAATAGATACATCTACTGAAGAAGGTAAAAAAGCTTTAAAAGATATAAGAATGATGGTGGCTGGTGATTTGAATGATATGGCCACTGCTAAAGATAAACCTAAGTTTGTTTTAGAAGATTATTTAAAATCAATATACGATTTTGTACATGAAAATACTATGGCTGATGTTGATGGTAAACACGGTATGGCTTTGAGCTATGCTGGTTTAGCAGCAGATGCTATTAATAAAATACAAGGTGCAGATGAAACTATAGCTGATTATTTATTTGAACAAAATCTAAGCTTAGATAAACTTAGAGAATTCTCATATCTCTACAAGAAAGGAGGAGACGCCGAGTTAAAATCTTTTTCAGATAAAATAGGTGTAAAAGAAAATGAAGCAGATGATTTAAGTGAAGATAATCAATCATCTCTTAATTCAACTACAAATACAGAATCTACTTCTACTTTGGGTCCTGTAGAAATAGATCAAGAAGAATTGCCTCCAGCAGATTTATCACAACAAGTTCAAAAGACTTTTAATCGATTCTTAGCAGCTAAACCTACAGTTAACTCAGATCAAGACCAAGAAGTAATTAATTGGACAGATCCTAATAATGTAAATTACAATGTTAAAGATCCTTTAAAAGAGTTCTACTTTAAAGTAAAAAGATTTTTACTAAGTAAGATATTATCACCGGCTATGGATAATGATAGCAGCAATGTTAATATTCCATATCTAAATAAGAAAGGTGTATATCTTACTCTTATGCCTATTAAGAGTTTGCCAAGAGATCAAGTGTCAAAAGATGCTGGTACAGATACTTATAATAATGATGATTTAGTATTAGTAGTAACAGATGTGGATGGCAATCCTTTATCTTTTGATGACAAAGGAGAGTTCTCAAAAGATGGTAATATATCTTATCATTATTACAGAAAGATTTATCCACAACAAGTAGACGCCGAAGGTAGAGTAAGCTTGTATAAAGCTAAATCATCTAATGTTATAGATGATTATGATAGAGCTGATGCATTAAAAAGAAGAAGCAAACTTACACTAGAAGAAGCACAGGAAGCAATTCGCCAAGAGTTGCAAATGATTTATGATATTAACAAAGCTTATAAGAAAAATCCTGATCTTAGATTAAGATCTAAGATAACTGGTGGAAGCTTTGGGTTTATTGAAACCAATAGTAATATCTATACTCCAATATCAGAAATGAATTTTGATTATGGAGAGTTTGCTCCTAGAGTTGCTACTATGGATAACTCTATTACTAAAGAGAAAAAAGGTTATACATATTTTGAAACTAAAGAATCTTCACCATCAAAGGTAGAAATAATCAAACCAACCATACCTTCTATTGAAGGATTACAAGATAAAATTGTTAGCATCTTATTAGATAGATTACCAATCTTTACAAGCTTTGGGATTAGTAAAAATATTAGTAATGCTGATAGATTAAGATACTTAAAAAACTATGTTAATCTACAAGGCACTGGTATTCAGTTTTTTGATGATGCTAAAGATGGATCTTATAAAGTAAAGCTTCGTGGAAATACTATTTATAAATCTCTTCCTACTTTAGAGTTTGATAAAGAAAGTGATTCATGGATAGAGAAGACTACAGATTATTTACCAGCAGCAGTTGAACAAGATAATAAAAATCAAGAAGAAGCAAGAAGAATATTAAATGAATATTTTAGCACACTTGCTCCGCAAATAGAACTTGATCCTGCAAATTTAAACTTAGAACAAAAGAGTAAAGCTATACAAGGAACAGATCCTTTTGATCCTGAAACATCTTCTAAGTTTAAACCATTCTCACTTTTCTATAATACAGAAACAAAAAAATATTGGAGGGTATCTTATCCTATTGTAAATATCAATGCCAAGGCTCTTGATTCAAATCAATTCTTTGATGTAGATGTTGAAACAAAAGATGGTGTATTACAATTTGTAGAAAAAGAAAAGTCTTATGTAGATTTTGTAAAACAAAATTCTTTTATCCATCACCCTCTTAATTCTAATAAGAGAATAGATAGCTTTAATGCATACTATGTATTTGATTATTTGCCAGAGGATTTAGATAAAGTATTTAAAAAACCTGCAGTAGAAAAGAAACCCGTTATTAAAGAACCAGAGCAAACATCAAAGAGTGTAGCTGACCAAAACAATTTAAAAGGTATCGATAGTATTCTTGATAATCCAGACTTTAACAAGTTGATGGATCAGAAGAATATGAACCGCAAAGTTGTAGAGGAAAAATTAAAAGAAGCTTTAGATTGGTGGAACAATAGTCCTCTAAGTAAAACAGGTATCAAGTTAAATGTTTTATTTGATATGGTTAATAGTAGCAATCCTAAATCAATTGCTAATATGACCTTACATAGCATTAACTTGTACAAAGGAGCTGACTACTCTGATCTTTACCATGAAGCTTTCCATTACTTTACTCAAACCTTTTTAACTGAGGAACAAAGAACTAAGTTATATGCAGAAGCTGGTTCTCTACCAGGAAGCTTTACAGATTTCAAAGGTAAAACAGTATTGTTTGCTGATGCTAATGAAAAACAATTAGAAGAATACTTAGCTGAAGATTTCAGGGAGTATATGTTATCTAATGGTAAAAAAGCTATTACTGATGCGCCAGTTAAGAAATCTATATTCAGAAAAATATTAGACTTCTTAAATGCTTTATTTGGTGATAAATCTCTAAGCACTATTGATGCTGAGAATAATGCTATTCAGAGTATACATGATATCTACGATAAATTAAGACTAGGTAACTTGAATGAGTATAATTTCTCAATGAAGAATGCTCCTGCAAGTTTTAGTGTGCTAGATAAAGGTGTATCCGCTTTAGATGAGAATGAGCCTATATCTAACTTAAGCTTTGAAGATTCAAAAAGAGCTGTTGATATGGTAGATTCTTTATTGTCAAAGTTTATTGATGACTTTAGCGAAATAAAAAGAAACAGAGGATTCGACTCTTACAAGTGGACTAAGACCTTATTACAAAATAAAGATGGTTTAAAAGCTGGATACCAGCAAGTGTTGTTAGATATTGTTGCTGTTAGAAATGGATTACAAAGTGATCTTAATAATCTAAATGAGAAAATATCTAGCATGTCGGAGGAAGAAGCTGCAGCTGAAAACATTAATAAACAAAGATTAGAGAATCAGATTAATTTCTTTGATTGGACTATTAAAAACTTTGGTGACACAGAGAACCTTATGAATAATAGACCAGCTAAGAATGAAGAGCCTAAAGGTTTAATAGCTTATCATCAGATGAAATCTAAGATAATTGCTAAAGAATACAAAGAAGCTTTCTTTGCTGAAGACGCTGTTAAAGAAGAAGATTTGTTCTTAAAAGGTAGAGAAGGATTTGATAGACTTGGTAATGAGGCTAGTATGAAAGAATTGGCTTCAGAAGAGATCTTATTCATTCTACATGGTTTACATAAGAAAGATATAACAGGTAAATATACTTATGTTGAGGGAACTGAAACAGAGGTTATAGATAAAGATGGTAAAAAGAAAATCATTGGTGTACCTGAGCTACAAGATTTTGATGTTACCTGGAACATATTAGTTAAGACTTTACAAAATACTATGAGTGCTGAGAGCATGCAGAGTAAATTAGTAAAGCTTAAAGAAAAAAGACCTGAACTACCAATAACACAATTGTTAAATAAGATTGGACCATTGTCTACAAAAGGTGTTGATGAGTTTAATATTTGGACAAACTTTTATCAAACCTTTAATAAAACAAATGTTCCATTATTACAAACAACAATTGAGCTTACAACAAAAGATTTAAATGGTAAATCTTTATCATTTGAAAATTATGGTTATACTATTAAAGCTGTTCCTGCAACGGGTGATATTAATGCTATCAAATCAATGTGGGATTCTAATTTCCAAACCTTATCTACTCCTACAAAGTTTATTAAGAAAGATGGATTTGGAATTAATTACCTTGACTTGGCCGCTGTTATTAAAGAGTTTAAAGATAAATTACAGGGAAGAGAAATAGAGTTTTTGAATGCTATTGGTATTCAGCTTGATGATAATGAGGAGATGCGCTCTGCATTAAACAATATTAAAAAGCCGGTAAATGCTATATTCAAAGCTATTGAAATACTAAATACTAATAAAAATTACAGAAGAAAAGTTACTAAGCCTAGTTTCTTTGCAAAAAAACATTTTGATCTAGATGATGATGGAAATATTAAAGTGCAAAAGATTACTTATAAGGGTAAAGAAATAGATAAAAATGTAGAACTCTTAAGTGGTGAAAGTAAAAACTTAAATACCATTGCGGATTTACAGGCTAAGTATTCTGAGAAGTGGGGTAATTTCCAAAGAACTAATGCTGAGGGTAATACTCAATTTGAACATTCTCTTAATAGCTCATTAAGTATAATGGTCAATGCTATTAATGATGCTAGATCATATAGAGAATTAATCTCTGCTCCTTGGATGAAACACTTAGATATCAATAGAAACTTTAATGCTAAAGCTTCCTGGTGGTTAAAATCTATATTTGATATGGATGACTACATGAAAGGAGGAGATGGTGCTAAGTTTCCTGATAAGAGTACTAAATCAGGATTAGTAGAATTATATCTTAAAAATTTAAGTGGTGTAGCATTTAATAAAGATGGTGTTTTTGATGAAGACAAAGGTATAGCATCAGCATCAGCTGATACTACTACTAAGATGATTATGGATATGCACATGGTGTTATTGAATGGTGCATCAGAATTAATGCGTCATGCTGATAAAGGAACATCTTATGGTGTATTCTTATCTAGTATAAAGAAACCATATGTTGAAGAAAAAAATACTTATGTATCTACTATTGATTTTTTAAAGAGTGAAGGCGAGTTTAGCAGAGGTGATCTTATTGCTTTTCAAAACTCTGTTCTACCATCGTTAGCTGCAGAACTTAGTCGTATACAAGATTTTAGATCTAAGCAAGAACAAATAGATGATGCTAAGAAAAAAGGATTACCTAGTCCAGTACAAAATATAGATTTTAATTACTTTAAAAGAGGTCAAGCTTTTGTAACCTTTAGAGATATGCTTACTCCAGAGATGAAGATTAAGTTAATCAAAGAAGTAAAAGGAGATTTGTTAACCTATTTAAAATCTAATCCTCAATTAGAAAAAGAATTGAGATTAAATCTTAAACAATATTTTGATAAGGAAACTGATAGAATTATAAAAGATCTTATTAAGATAGGTTCTAAAAACAAGAGAGGTAATATTATATCAGATAATGTGTTTGATAATCTACAAAAGAAGATACAAGAAAATCAGCTTAATGTAGATCCAAAAGGTAATGCTGCAAAAAAAGCCCTGGTTAGGACTTATGTTGTAAATACTTGGATTCACAATATGGAATCTATCAATTTAATCTATGGTGATACTGCTTTATACAATATGGCCAAAGAAGAATTCCACAAGCGTAATGCTGGTGTTTCTTCTACAGGGACTATATACAGAACAGATAAAGCTGCTTTAGATTATGTAAACACTGTTCTAAAAAGAGGATACTTATCTGAAGAAGGTATTGAAGATAAATATGGTCCATTCAATGGAACAATGAATACTGCTGTTGTTAAAGACAATGAAATACCATCTAAGTATATTGAAATTTATGCTAAAGCTTTAATTGAAGATTTAAAAGATAGAAATAAAATATCTGACTTAGAAGCTAGAAAACAAATACTAGGTTATGATGAGAAGACTAACGAGGTAGGAACTTATGATAAGCTTTATAAGAATGGTAAGTTGCATGCTTACTATAAGATGAATGAGGGTGATGCACAAGGTTGGATTACATTAGATTCTTATAGAATACTTCTTAACCTAGAAGGACAATGGAGTAAGAGTCAAGAGAATCTTTACCAAAAAATTATCAAGAAAGAACCTGTATTAGAAAAAGATGTTATTGAAACATTTCCTCCGCAGAAGCTACAATATTGGGGTCCTCTTAATACTGAGGGTTTACCTGTTAATGCTTTCCATAAGTTTTCGCTATTACCATTGGTACCAAATGTTATTAAGGGTACTTCTCTAGAAGATCTTCATAATAAAATGGTAAAAGAAGGTGTAGACTATGCTTTATTCCAATCAGGATCTAAGGTAGGAACTATAACAAAAGATGGAGAATATGACAAGTTATATTCAGATGATAATAGAACCATAAGTTCAGAACCATTTACTAAGAATTCTATATTCTTAAATTACTTAAAGAATCAGTTAAACATTGCTCCTAAGTATAAGAATAAAGTTACTTTCTCTACACAGCTTAGAAAGTTAATTGAAAATGGTTTAATTGAAAATGGTGTACCAACAGATTTCAAAGGTACCAGAGAACAATGGGATGATATTAAATCTGAAGCAGAAAGAAAAAGAAAATCTAAAAACTATACCATATACAAAAAATACGAGGATAATCTTAAGCTTTTGACTAAGCAGAAAAAAGAAGAGCTCCTTGAAGAGATGGATTGGAAAATGGTTAGTGGTGTTCCAAAAGGAAGCATAGAAGATCTTGTTAAGTTTGTTAGAAAAGAATTAACTAGAGAAGATCTTGCTCAACATGAAATTGATTTTGTTGATTTAGCATCTGGAGGTAAAAAGCTTAAGCATGATTTATCAATGTCAAGTTCTGCTAACAAGATTGAAAAGTTACTAAATAGTATTGTTACAAACAGATTAATCAAACAAAAGATTAATGGTGAAGGGCTTATTCAAATATCTGGTGCAGGATTTGAAACTAAGAATGCTTGGTTAGGTGCTAGAGCTGCTACAGAAGAAGAGCTTAAAAAGTGGGGTACAAATGATTTACCTACATATTATAAGAAAGCTGATGGTACAACGGCAGCTATGAAAGTAAAAGTTGCTTTACAAGGTAACTTTAAAAAGCTTTTGAATCTTAAAGATGTAAATGATTTAGCTAAGGAGCGTCAAATACCTAAGATAGATGCTTTAAATATTTTAATCAAAGATGAAAAATGGTTAGATAAAGAAGACAATCGCAAACTATTAACAATGGTTGGTGTAAGGATCCCGGTGCAAGGTATCAACTCTGCCGAGTTTATGGAGGTGTATGAGTTCCTACCGGAGAATGCGGGTAATATTATTGTACCACCAGCAGAGATTGTTGCTAAATCAGGGTCTGACTTTGATATTGATAAGCTTACTGTTATGATGCCTAACATAGGTGTCTACAATAATGAGGTAAAGCTTATTAAGTTTGATCCTAAAAATAAGAGAACCAAAAAAGATATACAGGAAAGTCTTAATAAAGCTTATGAGAATAAGCTTAATATTAAGATTATGTATGAAGAATGGTTTAAAGAAGACAAAGAAAGCAAAGCTTTTAAAGTTTTAACCGAAGAAGAGAAAACTCTTATTGAAAAGCTTAAACAAGAATATGGTTCTAGATTAAAAGAGATTAATGATCAACTTAATCCTCTTAAAGATTCTTGGGAAAAGTTACGCAGAGAACAAGGTGCTAAGTATTATACATCTTCAGAGTTTTTAGAAATAGAAGAACAGATTATTAATCTTACAGCTAAGAAAGAATCTTTATTTAAAGATTTCTCTGATAATAAAGAATTCTATAAATCTACTTTTTACAGTGATAAAGTTAGACAGCTTAGAGAAAAAGAAGAACAAGATATTCAAAAAGCTAATGAAGAAATTGCAAAATTAAAAGAAGAGTTAGATGCAACTTCTACCAAAGGTATTGAGAATGACTTGTTATTTAATATCAAAGAGATGTTAGAGTTACCTAGTAACTTTGTTGCTTTGATTACTCCTAATAGTACTGACATAGCTCAGCCTATAGCCGATGATTTATCCTACTTCGTAAACCAGTATAACCAGAAAGATAATTTGATGGGCACTGCTTCAAAAGATCAACTTGATTTTTTAAAAGAAGATCCATCTGTTATGAGTGGTACTCGTGTATTAGAAGTTGGATACAATTTATTTAAACATGCTAATAACAATATTGGTAAAGCTGTATTAGGTATCGGTGCTGTAGACAACACTATGAATGCTATATTTAATCGTGTTGGTGCCTACATGAATCCTACAGCTATTGTTAGATATAGTAACAATAAAAAAACTACAAAAGTAAGACAAACCATATTAGCTGATCATAATAAAATGATGGTCGATGGTAAAGAGTGTATTTCTCTTTCTGATTTATATGACTACAATAAAGAAAATAGTATTAGCGATGTTATATCTCAATTGATAAATGGTTGGGTGGATGTTGCTAAGGATGCATGGATCTTTAACTTACAAGGTAATAGAGAGATTACTCCTACTTTGTTATTCATGGTACAAGCAGGTGTTCCTTTAAGAACAGCTGTGTACATGGTTTCTCAACCTATCATTAGAGAATATGTTGAAGAACAAAGATTACGTCAAAGTACTTTTTCTCCTATTATGGGTAATGAATCTAAGAGTAGAGGATTTATACAGTTTGATGCTAAAAAGAAAATGTTGGAGAAATATTTTCCTGAAAAGTTTATTCTAAGTGATGAAGCAAAAGAGGAAGCTTATGATAAAAATGGATCAGAAGGTATAGAGATTGCTACTAATGCTTTATTTAGTAAACCGAGAATACAAGAGTTCACTGTAGATGAAACAGATAGAGCTTTTAGAGATAACAACAATAAAATGAATCCTAGTACTCTATATAAAAATATAGTAGATTACAAAGAGGATCCTAATAAAGAAATCAGCGACTATGAGAAAGCTGTGTTGTTACACTATTTTGAATTAGAAGACATGGCCAAAGCAGTTAAAGATGTTAAGAAGGCTATGAACTTTGATACAAGCAAAGACAGTAACATCTTTGAAGCTCAGAATAGAACAGCTATAATTGCTAAGCTAAAAGAAAACGATAGAATACCTACAGATATAGTAGATAAGATACTAGAGAATTCTCCTATTAGTAGTTTCTATATATCTGAGTTTCAAACTCAAATATGGGAACCTTTATTTAAGTTGAGAAATCATGAAGTGTTTAACCAGTTTATCATTGATAAGATGGGTAATCAACAGTTTTATGATGATGTTCAATCAACTTTTGGAGACTCAGAATCTTTTGTTAATAGCTTTAGAAATGATTTAATAAGTATGATATATCAAAATGCTTTGAAAGATTTTGATATAAGAAATATTAAATCTTACAAAGGCCAACTTATTATAGATACTAATGTAAAAGAAGCAGCTACAACAGTAGAACAGTTATCTTACTTAGGTATTGGTGTGTTCGTGAAAGATGGGACTATCTACTTGGATAAAAAGACACTAGCTAATCAGTTTGATAAGAGCCTTTATGCTACAGAAGCTTATGAAAATTTAGGCTTAGCTAAAGTAAGTCTAGATACTTTTGATTCAGCTAATGAATATTTCCACTTTGTATTTGAAAGAGAATACTTAAGAAACATGTATAAGAATGTTTCTTCTTTGGAAAACAATCCAGAGTTTCAAGCTCTTTATCAAAACTTATTATCAGATTTACAAAAAAATGATTTAAAGAAAAGAGAGCTAGTAAAAGTAAGTAGACCTATTAAAAAAGTTGCTAAAGCTAATCCTTTAACAGAAGCTGGAGTAAAACCTACAGACATGTATGGTAATGCTGCTAAAGATATTCAGATGGCACAGGAAGCTATTGATAGTGCCGATGGTCAGTTTATAGGATATGGTACTGTATCTAGACAAGGTACACCATCTAGTACTAATAAATATGCTGCCGGTTGGGGCTTTAAAGCTAATACTGGTAAATATTCATCTAACTCAGTTATTATGGTTAGTAGTAGTGGTACATTTGGTAGAGGTGGAGTATCTTTAGATGAAGAAGCTCCAGCTATAAAAACAACATTTTTAACTAAATATAAACCTTTACTTGATGAAGCTGTAAAAGCTGGTGCATCTTTCCGTATAGGTAATAACTATGAGAAAGGTGTTGATAAAGATACATCATTAGAAAAAATAAAAAAAGGAGAATATTTTAAAGGTAATTATGGAGATGCTCTTGTAGCTGAATATTTAAAAGCAAAAGGATATACAGAAGAAAAACTAGATGGTTATTCTAGATGGACATCTCCTACTGTAGAACCTCTTGTTGAACCAACAGAAGATTCTTATGAGGTAACAGAAGAAGCTCAAAAGATTTATTCAGCTTTAGGTAATAAAACAATTGCTGGAAAAGTAGTTCTTAAACCTTTATCTGAGTTATCTAATAAAGGAGGCATACTACCAGATGGAAACATCAATGCTTTAAGAAATAGTAAAAGCAATGAGCACTTTGGTAATCCTTATGATTCTAAGGATACTTCAGGTACCATTAGAACAGCATCAACAAAAGAAAGCGTTGAAAGATTTATCAATTGGGTTTTAAATGGAGACTTTGTAAAACAATCAAGAAAGGTAAATGATCAAGACATAGCAATGTTTAATTCTTATGTTGCTAAGTCAAAAAAATTACCTACTGAGTTTTTTACAACTAATTCTACATTTAAAGAGTTTTATAATAATGAAACTGGTAGAAGAGAAAAAGCTCCACAGACTTCTTTGTGGATGATAAATGATAATAACCGTTATGATTTAATTGACCAAGTAACAGGTGAGGTTTATATATCAGATGTAGATTTAAGAAATGGTTATCAATATGAAGAAGTTCAACCTGCTAGAAGACAATGGATAAGAAATCAATTAAAATCTGGCGAGTTAAAAAACAAAGACATCTTATATTATACAGAGCTTAATGAGCCCTCTCATGCTACAGCTTTAGATTACTTAATCAATAAGTATGATTGGGATATAGCAGATCCGATAAACAAAGTTAAGAAGGAAGCTTTTGAAACATTTTTAAGAGATAAAGCTTTGACTAATATCTACAATAACGCTGCTTTATTTAAAGGAGATAATACTTTTGCAGATAAGTTAAACATTATCAAAACTAAGTTTGCTGAAGATGATTTATTAGAAAAGTATCCTGTGTTAAAAGTTCTTGGAACAAACACTACAATAGTAAATAAAAAAGATAGGTATTCTAATATTCAGCTAATCGGTAATCTTAATGATACTGAAGAGCTTAATAGTTTCTATGAGCAGATGTTAGATTTACAAAATCCTACAGTTAAAAAAGTAGAAGATCCAGAAGCCAATAAGTTTATCAGCGAGTTCTTTACTAAGCTTACCCATGTTGCCTTTTTACAATCTGGTCTTAACACTAATACCAAATTCTCTTTTACTAGGTTGATGCCTCAAGATGGCTACATAAGATTAATGGAGAAGCCAGTAAAAGATGCTACACAAAAGCTATCATATAACTTTTTAGAATCTTATTACAAGATGTTTGTATCACAAAACTCTATAACTAGAAAAGCTTTAAAAGATAGATTCAAAGATTATGTTATGAAGCCTACTTTTACAACTACCATATCTAAAGAAGAAGCTGAGTCTATGATTACTACACAATCATCTGGTGGTATGGTTTATAAAGCATCTAAGATTATGAATGCTCAATATGCTCAAGAATTATTATCTGAAAATTCAGATTTAATATTTGTTTATCCAGATGCTTTCTTAGATAAGTCTACTGCAATTGGTGGTAAAAATGATCAAGCTTTTAAAAACTTACCACAATCAAATAAGATAGGTTCACCTGATGCTAGATACTCAATTAATAATACTACTGTATCATCTTTAATTAAAGATGAAAATGGTGGACCAAATAAAGAGATAGTAGATAAAATAGATGAGATGGTAAAAGCTATTGTAGATAGCGGAAAAATACCAATTTTCTCTAGCAATGGTTATGGTCAAGCTTGGATTAGCAATGTTCCAGAAGATGCAAAAAGCCAACCGGTTATAGATGCTATAAGAACAAAGTATACCGCTCCTCAAACATTCTTATATTTATCCAAAGTGCTATATGAAAAGTTTGGATATGTTAATAAGAATTATGATAGAACTACAGCTGGTAAAAAAGTTATTCAATCTAAACAACCTATTTCTGATGAACAGGTATTAGAATTTATGAGAAAGTGTTATCTTAGTTAAAAATTTTAAACATGCTTAGTTGCCCAAATAAAAACACAAAAGATTGGAAAGATTTAGTTGAAAAAATAGGCGAAGTAGAAGCTTTTCGCGATTACATGGAAACTGATGGCGAAATAAGATCTGCTGAAGATATACTTAAAGAGAAGCCTTATGTAAAGTTAATTCCAAAGATTGATGAGAATGCTACCTTATCAGATGATGTAGCTAGTGAAAAATATATGCAATCAACTATAGAGTTTACAAACATGGCTCTTAGTGATGAAGCAAAAGGTTCTAAGATAGATGTAGCAGCTTCTTCTAATAACATGGCTGTGGGTGCTCTTGTTAATCTAGCCCAGGCAATGTCAAATCAATTGTTAAATGAGGGTAAACCTTTAAGCTATTCTTTTATATCCATAGATGAAGCAATAAATCTTACTGGTAAAAGCCAGTGGGACCCTAGAGATAAAGCTTTCTTCGTTGGAGATACTGTTTATTTTGTAGGTGACAATTTAACCATGAATGATGTGTTTCATGAGTTTTCTCACCCTTTTGTTAGAGCTATTGCTGTTTCTAATAAAAAACTTTTTAATAATTTATATGAGAAAGTAGCAGCGACTGTAGAAGGTCAAGCAATTATTAATGAGGTGAAGGCCAACTATAATATAGAAGAAGGCACTGATTATTTTAAAGAGGAGGTTATTGTTAAAGCCATGAGTAAGATGGCTAATCAAACACCTATTAAACCGGCTACTAATACTTTGGTTCAAGCTATAAAAGATATTCTTTATGCTATTAAACAAAAGTTACGCGAGATATTTGGTAAAGGTGTAAATATATCAAAGTTAGATGTAAACACTAACCTGGCTGATTTAGTTGAAATGCTTCAGCAGGGATCAGAGTTTCAAATACCTATAGAAGCTTTAACAGAGAATGATTTCATTGCTTATCAAAAGGATAGAGAAAATGAGATCCAAGACTTAATGAAGATATCTAAACCTGATTTGTTTAGTGCTACAATAAGCGGATATGATAAAGCTACCAAGTTTATTGAAAGAGTTCAAAAGAATAAGAACTATGATGAGATAGCTCCATTACTAGTAGATGAATATAAAAGGGGAGACTTACAAGAGATTAAAAGAAATCTATCTAAGTATAAAAACCAAATAGAGAATACTCTAAATGAGAAAAAAGATAGTATAGCTTTCAACAGAGCTCATGCTGAAGCAATGTTAAATACCATATTCAGGTTACAAAATATGATGAGAAAGATCAATACTCATATGGATGAACTTGACCAGGATGTAGATAACATTGACAATATGCATAAGGCTTTCTACTACGATGACTTTTTAAAATATTGGGAAGATTTTATCCATGATATTATGAATGCTATGGATGATGCATCTGTTCCTGATGATTCAGATTTGTCTAGTCTGGTATCTTCAGTAAGAAGATCTATAGAATCTGGTAGAAAGAAAGCTAAGAAGTTTTATAAAAATGGAGCTAAAGATGTGATTTACAATGAGTTAAAATTACAAACTGAAGCTTTAAGAAAAAAATATGAGGATACTATTGAAAGCTTAGAGAAGCGTGGAGCTTCTGAAAAGTATATAGATAGTTTCTATAAAGAATACTATGGCTTAACTAAAGAAGAACTAGGTAGAAAAAGAATTCTAGAGCAAGCTGACAAAGCTGGCCAAGCTAGTTTTGCTATGAAAAAAGAGTTAGACTCACTAAGGATTAAATCTATGGATGGAGCAGAGATTACTCCAGAAAAAATAGAGATGGCCTTGGACGGTGAGTATAAGGATGCTAATATCTTTAACTCTTTCTTCGAGGGTTACATGTATAACACAGACCCAGTAGTCGGAGGCTTTGCTTTATATGTGAAGAATCAGATGTCAGATGTGATGAATGCTGCTATGAATAAGTTCTCTGATTATGCAGCAGATATGAAGCCCTTGTTAGAGAAGGCTGGATATGATCCATCTAATGTTAATGAGCTCATAGAGAAGGTGTGTAATAGAGAATTATTAGGTAGCTATGATGAAAATGGTGCATGGCAAGAGAAAGAGATATGGACATTGAAGTCTGCACACAAGGGATGGAGAATTGCAATAGATAGATTAAAGCGCGACATAGATGCAGCACAGAAAGCTTTTGCGATAAGTAACCTTGAAGATGATAGTAAAAAAGTCGTTGAGGCGGAAGCTGCTCTCTCAAAACTTAAGCGTGATTTTTTTCATCAGGAATATATACCTATTGTATATGAGAAATACAAATTGCTTGAGAAAGACGATATTGGCAAGGAAGCTAGTTATCGGATGAAAAAGGCTCTTGAGGCTATACAGAAAATATCAGATCCTATCTTTAATCAAATGGATGAGTTATTAGTTCTTGACAAGTTAGATATGGCTTGGAAAGAATATAGACAACTCTTCTCTGAGGTAGATCTTAATGGTGATCGTAAAACAGGCACAGACCTCGAGGTAGCAAAAAGACTTAAAGAATATAGAGCTGCTAATAAAGATCCTGATACCGGTGAATCTTTCTATGAAGATAAGATGAGAACTGGTTTGTTTGAAAACACTCTTGCTCAATTTGAACAAGAGCTTATTGATAATGAAATACCTAAAGGTTCTGCTGAGTTTATCAAGAAGAGAAATCTTTGGCTGTCTAAGAATAGCCGTACTATGGTTAAAGAAGAGTACAATGAAACTGTTCAGGGTTGGATTAATGCTATTGATGAGATTATGTCTAAGCTTCCTAGTTCTAAATTAAAGAATAAGAATATAGGAGATATGTGGGCGGAGATTACAGATCTTGCCGCATCTAGTAGAGATGACGACAGACAAATCAATGGTTTAGATTTTAATAGAAGCGCCGTAGATTTTATTAGAAATAAACAGCTAGAAATCTATGATGCTATGGATAGCTTTGATAACTTGTCTGGTCTTGATAAAGCTGAAGCTAACGAGCTTAGTAAATTATGGGCTAAGATTTCTAATAAAGAAAAGCTTACTAGAACCGAGCAAGATAGTTTTGATGCTCTTATGGAAAAAAGTAATGACCAAGGTTTGAGTAAATATGATAAGCAGAGACTCTATGCTATATTTGCTCTACTTAGGGATTACAGAACCAAAGAATCTACTGATTATTATACAGCTATTGTAAACAACCATCTATCTAAACTTAACACAGATGTTTTAGAAAATGATGAAGAAATACAATCAAGAACAATTACTCCAGGCACATCTAATAGATTCTTAGATAATTCTATTATTGATGATCTATTATCTCAGACTGGTGAAGATGCTGCTAAGTTTGCTGAATGGTTTAGAAACAATCACATTCAAAGAGAATTCTATGATAAAGAAGTTGGTGATTATGTTTCTAAATGGGAGAGAATATATATTTGGAATACAACAAGACCATCTGATCCTAATCTATATGAGTCTTTCACTTTTAAAAATAGTGACGGTGTAGAAGAAACTATTCAGGGTAGAGTTCCTTCTTTGAAATATTATGCTAAGGTTGTTAAACCTAAGTATAGAAATAAAAGAGAAGTAGGAGTTACTGTAGATAACCAAGGTAACTGGTTGCCAAGAACAGATATCCAAGATAGTCCATTTATCGACAAGGATTATTTGGATATGAAAAACACAGACAGGGCGCACTTTGATGTTCTTGAAAAAATGAAAGAGCACCATCTTAGAAATCAAGAGGGATTACCTAGAAGAAGCAGATTGTATCTAGATGTTCCAAGATTTAGAAAAGATAATCTTGAGGTTCTTCGTAGTAAAAGAGCTAAAGAACTTGGTAAGATGGCTGCGGCAGGAAGCTTACCTTTCTTGAATATCATGGTGGAAAGGATCCAAAACTTTTTTAGAAAAGCTAAAGATGAAAAAGGTTCTGGATATAAATGGGAAGACGATGCTATGCTAGTTAGGTTGGACATGTTCAATGATGAAGCAGCCAATGTTCCTATTTTTGGTTTATATGATATGCCTATTGATGACGTGTCTACAGATCTTAATGAGTCTATGATGAGATACATGTTCTCTGCTGAGAAACATAAGAAGCTTATTGAAATAAATCCTTTTGCCCAGGCTCTTAAGACAACGCTTAATGATCCTAAGAATGGTCCTAAAGATATGAAGAGAATAGATAAGCTTAACTTTTTCCACAGAGGTTTACTTAACTACAAGAATAAAAAAGGATTATATGTTAGGAAAGATGCTGTAAACAATTTTATTGAAAGAGAATTTGAAGGGCAACACGTTACAGGTTGGACTAAGGATATGCCGTTTATGAATAACATATCTAGTCTAATTTTTAAGAGAGCCTCTATGAGTTTCTTTGCTCTTAACTTTCCATCAGCATTGAAGAATTATTTTAGTGCTAAGTTCCAGACTATGATTGAAGCAGCAGGTGGTAAATATATTGATTCACCATCTATGATTGAAGGGGAAGGTTGGGCATTTAATACTATGTTCCAGATATCTGGAGAAATATATAAGCATGGAGTTAAACCTTTGAATATGCAAATAGCTGATAGCTTTGATGCAATCAGAGGTAGGATGTTAGAAAAGTTACCTGAGTCTATGTCTAGAACATTTACTAAGGATATGGCTGAAACAGGGTGGATGTTGAATTTTAGAAAGTGGACAGAGGGACAAGCTTCCCTACATTTATTTGCCGGCATGATGTATAAGCAAAAGCTTAAAATGAATGGCAAACAGATTAAATACATGGATGCTTGGGAACAAGTAGATGGAAAGCTTAAGCTTAAAGATGGTATAGATGTTAGATGGTCAAATACTCCTATTGAGTTTGTTGCAAATGAAAATGATACACTAGATTCTTTAGCAACTAAGTATAACATGTCTGTTCAAGATCTTCAAGATTCTATTGGTTCAAAAACAATCAAACCTAATAGACAGTATACCATTAACAATAGTCAATACAAAGCTTTCCGTAATAAGTTTCATACTGTGCAGATGAAGCTTAATGGTGCTTATGATGCGTTTGATCAACCTGAAGCACAAAGATATTTGGCATTTAGATTTATCTCTTTGATGAAGAGATACTTTACTACTATGTTTGTAAATAGATTTGGCTTCTCTGGTTCTATAGGGAATGCTAGAGGTAGGATGAATTACTCATTAGGTGAGCTAGATGAAGGTACCTATGTTAGTGTTATTAAAAGTTTATATAGAACTTTTAAGTATGGTACTAAATATTGGGGCTGGATGACTCCAGAAGAAAGAGGAGCTTGGGGTAAGTTCTTAATGGAGATTGGATCTCTTGCTGCTTTATACTTGATACTATGTCCATTATTAGGATGGGATCCAGAAGATGAAGATAGATTTGAAAAACTTAGAGATAGAAGTGGTGCACTACCATTTCCGTTTGCACCTGGTGATCCTGATCATCCATTCAACGCTGGAGGATGGGCGATGAATCATGCTCTTATGTTAGCTATGGGTGTAAGATCCGAAGTAGAAACATTTGTACCATGGCCAGGATTAGGATTAAACAACTACTACCAAACATTTACTGATGTTAGTTCTATAGGATTTGGTCCTACTTTAAAAGCTTATAAGGAGATGTTCGAGTATCTTTATATGGAAGCTACTGGTGATCCTAAAGCTAGATATGCTAAAGACTCTGGTCCTTACTCTTGGCAAAAAGAAGGTGGATCTAAGTTGATGACAACCTTTATGAAGTCAATTGGATTTACTGGTTCTACTCTTGATCCTATACAGTCTATTAAAAATAATCCTCAATTAAACAAAGGTGGTAGCGGAAAGTAATACTACCTATGACGGATTAGAAAAAAAAGGGCAGCCCGTAAGCTGCCTTTTTTTATTGGTTAAGAATCTTGCTAATGTCTGGTCTAAAGTAGTCGGGTCCTTTTAGGATTTTACCATCTTCTCTAAAGATTGGTTTACCGTCTCTGTCCAGTTTACTCATATTGCTTTTCTGGATTTCATCAAACACTTCTTCTATTTTGTGTTGTAGCCCGTGTTTTAAAATTGTTCCGCAAAGAATATAAAGCTGATCACCAAGAGCATCTGCTATACCTACTAAATCATTAGCTTCGCAGGCTTCTAAATACTCATTGTTTTCTTCCTCCATCAATCTATGTCTCAGGTGGTAAACTGTCCCATCTATTAGTTGAGGCTTTTCCCCGTTTTTTTCTAGGAACGCGTTGTGGAATGATTCCACTTGTGTTATTTGTTTTTCCATAATTTATTCTGTGTATACTTACAAAGATGTCGCTTTCGCAGATTGGACCTGTAGAATTTTTGTAAAGATATTTTTTTGTTTTGCCTAAGTGAATTGATATAGTTGTTGTATCATTTTCTTGAAAGCAAAAAAATAAATCTATTTCTTTTTCTACAATTTTCATTACAGTGATTCGCGTTTTAAAAGTTTTTGTTTTAACATTGCTTCTATTAGGATTAAGTAATTTATAGCATCTCCTATCTTTTCTTCTACTGTAGGAATTGCTGGGTATTGCTTAGGTCCTTGTTTAGAATCCGCATCTATCAAATCTTTTATAGATTGAAGGTGCTTGGTCATGTATTCCCAAGCAACCATCTCTCTACTATTTGAAAATGATATTCCAACAGCTTTTTCAAAATTATAAAAAACATTTTGTTCATTAGCATATTCTGCTCCTTTATTTACAAGAACTCTTTCTATGAGTTCTTGTCTTTTTTTTACAATCTCGTTGAAATCTTTTCTATTCATAAGCTGTGATCTATTGCAGATTCTTTATTATTTTCTTCAGCAATAACTTGATCAATTGTAATCTGATTAGGATTTATTGTCTCAGATATTCCTGGGTCCGCTAAGTTAATATTATTATCTTTTGGTTCATTAAAAATTTGATAAGAATCTGTAAGAAACCAATGAATAATTCTTTGTTGATCTAACCAGCTTCTAGGATGAGATCTTTGCAAAGTATAAATAATATTACAATAAAATACCCACAAGCTATCTTTATCACCTGAATAGTTATACGCCGGTTTTCTAATCTGTTCTTTAAGGATACCTAATTGTTCACCGGTTAATAATCCGTGTTCTATATAAAGTACACCTGCTAATTGAGCCTTAGCTGTTTTGGTAAGGATGACGCTTTTCATTGACTCCTTATCCTTGACTAGGTTATCGTAGTAGGAAGATGCCTTTGATATTTGCTCTGCTATTGTATCCTTAGTTTCTGTATCAGCTGTGCCTGTATGCTTTCTACCCCAGGTACCCATGTTACCAGATACGATTACAGATTGGCTTTGTGGTAAGTAACCACCAATAGCACACTTGAATCTCATTGACTTGTCATAAGAATTAGCCCAGGCAAACATCATCTTCATATCAGAATCATCACCTGCTTTAAGATGCATTGTACAAGATACTACTTGATTGTTATCATTGCCTCTGTAGGTTTCTCTTTCGACTTCGAAGCCAGCTTGCTTAAGCTGGTTTTCTGTTTCTGTTATCACAAAAGAGTGTGGAATAACAGTATAGGTTGAAGCATGTTGTGGCAAAGCCGTATTGATTACTTCATCCTTAGTTAATTGTTTTATTCTTTTTGGCATAGTTAATTAATTAAATTCTAATTGCATCTGTATTTTAGGAGGTGGTGTTATGTTTGCTATTTCCTTATAGATATAATTTAGATAATAAGACTCATCTATATCATAATCTTCCCAATTAAGTTTTTTGTATTTATTAAATACTACTTGCATCCACTTACCAGCTTCTAGTTGTATTTCCCTACCATCATTTCTATTGGCTTTTATTATTTTGCAACCACTTTCGGATATATAATACCTAAGAGTTTTCTGCAATGTTTCATGTTGTATCTCACCATTTACAACACAAATTTGCTTGAACTCCCATTCACCTTTGATTTTAACACCTCCACAATAATCATAGATATTTTTATTTTCACTAAGAGTTTTTTCTGGAGACATGTCTTTAACAAAATAATTATAAAGCGCTTTTCTAATAATCAGGAAACTTTTGTTTTTGTGAAGAGCTAGCTTATCAAATTCAAATCTACCTTTACATTTTACTTCTTTCTTCTCATCAGTAGGTATTGCAATATAATTGTTTACATCAGCAATAATCATCTTTCTATATTGATCATGCTCTAATTGAAGACTAGTCATGTCTTCCCAAACTTTACAAATCTCAAAATATTTTTCTCTGTATTGTTCAGGTATCATCATCTCTAGACCATCAGTATTTTGCATCAGCGGTATGCTACCAGGGATACCCTCAGATAACATCTCATATAGCATAGTCAATAGTAACTGACCATTGATAGTTATCTGCATACCAAACTGTGGATCATATAGAAAAGAATTTGGTTCAATAGATAAACCATAGGTTGAATTAAGAATAATCTTATACACATAGTTCTTTGGATCCTTCTTAGGTATCTTCTTTCTTTCTTCAAAGAACCACTCATATAATTCGCAAAACTTTTCTTTTGGTAAATGAGCAGGAGACCACTTATTTCTAATAGCTAGATTAGGATAGAAGCTAGTAACATCACTAGTCATAATGATCATACCATCTTTTGCCTCATAGATATTACTATTAGTTGCACCATGTAAACCACCTAAACCATATTCTGTTTTTACATCCTTATGCTTTAGAACATACTTGAATGCGCCCTTAATATTATTAGGGTTTATTACTAGGTTGTTATAAGCTTTAAGTAAATCTTGGAATTCTGGTTTATTAAACTTTACATAAGGTAAGATTATATCTGATACTCTGATAAAATCTCTCCGTGTTCTCATTTGCTTAAGGTCATATTTGCGAATACCTATACTTTTACTAAGGAAAAGAAGAAATAATTCTTTGGATATTCTTGGCTCTGAGGCACTATATAACGGGATATTATATTCACCCGTCAATGTTCCACGTAGATTAATCTGATCAGAACACTTGTGAAGGATACCTTTAGTTGATCTAACATCATTAATACAATAATCAATAACAGTGCTTATCTCTTTCATTGATTTTATTTCTGTTCTGTGGTGAATAGGCATCTCTTGAATATTCTCCCAGTCCATAGAATACTGTATCCATTTCAAACTAGATCTCTTAGCTGCGTTATCCCAGTGATTTAGTTTAAATAGATCCACCTGTAATATAGATAAATCTCTCTCACTAAACTCTGAGAATTCTCCACGGTCTTGTCTAGATATAATCTCTTGAGCTTTCTTATACAAAGCGCCAGCTACATCTTCAGCAGTAGATCCTAGTAGTATATCTTTATCTCTTAAAATATACTCAGTGATTTGAGAATCAAAAGCTAAACCATTAAAGGATATATGCCACTCTTGATTGTCTCTGTTTCTTTCTAGGAATTTAACCAGCTCTGGTAGATGATTAGCAAGCTTGTGAATTATGAATATGTTTCTGATATTAGCTTTGTAGTCTTCAAATACCGCTACGAAACAATTAGATAGTGTTTCATAATCCATTACCCAATGAGTCTTGTATTCTGTACTCATAATATATTGTTCAGTTAAGCTGTCCCCCCGATTTAGTTAACAAAAAAAGCAGAGCTTTTTACACTCTGCTTTATTTTAATTTCAATTACTAATTATGGTTGTATAAGCTGTAATTTCTTTTCTTCTGGTTTTACTATACCTGATAGAAAAGTAGAATAGTTAAATGTCTCAGCATTAATAGCAAACATATTAATAATATTTTCTATCTCACTTTTTTCTGTTATGTAATATTCTTGGAAAGTTTCTATTGTCTTTCTTTCTTCCGGGAAAGGCTTAAAATTAGCCCTTGGTTTCTTGAGTTTTACTGGATCCCCTTGTTCATCAAGCTTAGCCAACATATGTAAGCTTTGCTTTTTAACATTGGAGATTAGTACTAATACCCTTGTATCAGGGTCATAAATTGCCTCAACAAATGGGCAATTGTTTTCGATTGGAATAAGTCTAAAGCTATCAGCTTCTCCCCACTTAGATGAAATTAACATCATTGATTTCTGTGACATAATATAAGTTTGATTGGTGAACTACAAATTAAGTTATTTTCTTAAACATATGCAAATCTTTTATATCTGCTGTTAGATTTTCTTGTTCAAAATCTGCAATAGAGCATAGCTCTCCTACACTCTTTAACAGAGACAACATCTGCGGCTGATCCCTCGAATCCGCTACCAGTAGCTCTGCATAAAGATTATAGAATCTTTCAGGATATAAATAGCAATCTATTATACCTTGATTACCTACGCCGAAGAAATTTTGTATTTTCTTCTTTAGACCATAGCTTAACTTTGAATACTTACCTTTGATAAAATTATCCCAATCATCTTTATATTTCTGAAAATCAAATACATAAACACCTTTGTCATCTTCAATTAGTTTAAAATCATAAAACATGTGATGACCTAATAGCCTATTAGTTTCATAGTGTTTAAACTCCTCATCATTTCTTATATAATATACACAAGATAATTTGTAATCATTAACTGTGTAATTGCCCTCCCACGAGGCATAAGTTTGAATTGGAGTCACACCGCTTCCTCTCTTAAATTCCAGTGCAGGATATAAAAATATCCTACTCTTTTGTATATACTCTTTGTATAAAGACAGACTCATAAATTTTTTCTACAATTTAAAGTAAGAAACTACCATTTGCCAATTTATATGGTAAATTAAAGTTTCTATTTTCATAATGCCAATTGCAAATTTGTAGAACTTCTTCTAATCTTACAGTCCATTCCTCCATGGTTTTTGCAGATACTTTAAAAGGATAGACTTGTTTATACTTGTCAATCACTATAAAATTAAAATCTATTGTCCAATCCTTGCTATCAATATTATTGTTTTCAAGAAACTCTTTCTTTACCATCAAGTTATATAAAGAAGCTTGTATCCAATAGTTATAGAATTCAACCGTATCTGGGAACTCAGATAATGTTTTAGATGTTTTCTTTATGTCATTGATTCTAATATACTTGTTCTCAGTATCAATAACTAGATTATCTAATACACCCTTTATACCAAATGATAAACCTTCTATAGTGTCTACAGATAACATAAGCTCATTAAGAACTTGGGATGTCTCATTGGTATTCGACATGCCTAGTAGATCTGTTACTTGAGTATCTGATTTGAGTTGCTCTACTATGGCTAGACACTCGTCATAGGTTGGGATATCTACAATATCTTTTCCATTTTTCTTGACAAGAAAACCAAAGTATTCTTCGTGACTTGGTGTTATGATTTTGTCTAAGCGTTGCTGATCTGTTTTGAGAGTTTGATAAAGGTTTGCTTCTACCAGGGCAGATAGAATATAATCCTTATAATGTGTTAGGGTAACTACTTCCTCAGATTCGGAAGTAGTTGCAGGTTGATTTGTATGGTGTTCATATACCGCCTCGATAATTTTCTTGGGATTATCACTAGGCAAATTACCAGGGAGTAAGATAAACTGTTTACTAAAGTTATCACCGTCCAGCAATAAACAGTGAACAACTTTACCGGCCAGGGTAGCAACAGTTTGTTCATCCTCTCTTTGTCCCAACACATAATGTTTATAAAACAAATATGGGGAATACAAAAGTTTACTCATAGCTGAGTAACTAATATGATACTTTTCAGCATAGAATTTATCTTCTAGCAATATTGTTTCTGTGTCTTTAATCATGTTTAAAAATCATCATCGTTATCAATATCATCGTCATCTTTCTTATTTATATTTCTGTCGTCAGAATAATAAAACTCTTTATCATCTATGTTATGACCTTCCATGATTCTTTCTATATTAGCTATGTTGTTTAACAAATTATTGTTAGGAACAATATCTAATACTTTAAAATATTTAGAGTTATTATCAACAGTTTCTGCAAAATCTTCTTTAGCTAATTTGATTAGAGTATCTAATTTATCAGGAGTCAATACTCTCTTAGCAGTAAGAATATTTATTATATCATCTAAATCATAATAATTACCAGCCTTAACACCAAAATAATTACATAAAGATTTAAAATTAACATGGCTTCTTTCTCTTCTATTATAAATTGCATCTCTACCAAATAATCTAAATAATTCTAATAGATACAATGCTGATTTATCATAATCACAATTAGCCATTAATTCCATAGCTAATACATGGTTATTATGATCCTTTGATCTAAACATTTTACATGCTTCTAAGAACATCTCTTCTGTCATATTAACAATGTTTATTCTAGATAATAAATCATCTTGATGCACAATAATCTTATTGGCTTTTATAGTATCTATTGTTTTAAGATCTTCAATATCAGCTTCCCACACTCTTTGACTATTATGATAAGCATTAGGTTTTACTTCTCTAAACTTGCTCCAGTTCCAAAATCTTACAATGTCCATAGTATTTTCATCATTTAAAACACTTAGAAATTTTTGAACACTCTCAGATTCATTATTCTTAAACTTGTCTCTTACATACGTTGTTATTTCATATTTGGTAACATAGTTGCTAACATAATCTAATTTAAACATTTTATCTACAAACTTTTCAGAATATACTACTACATTAGCATTGTCAACAGTTTTGCTAATACTAAATTCTATATCATCTTTTAGAGTTGATAGTTTAAATCTAGGAACATCGCATCCTTGTAGAAAATATATTTTGTCCCCTTTAGATATGGTATACTTAACAGGCTGTATTAATTTTATTAGCTCCTGTTTATTTACAGCGTCTAATGGCAAACACTTTTTTATTTCAAATTCTATAACAGAATTATCATTATCCATATTATGGATCTCTATTTTATTTTTAAATATTTCTTGTAACATTTTTAAAAATTTAGTTTTACAAAATCATTAGCATCTAATATGTTTCCTATTTCTTCCTTGTAAGAAAGTTTAAAATCAAACAATTTAGAATACACTGTACTCTTTAAATGTTTCTCTATTTCTTTAACAACTTCATTGTTAAATTTTTCTACTACATCCTTTGATAAAAGATTATTATTTTTAAGTTTTAATAGAAATCTAGCTAGTGGCATACTGCTTACTACTCTAGTATTAAATTTTGTTTCAAATTCTCTACCTGCTTTTGTTCTTCTATTAATCATTCTATCTGCTACAGCATATCCTCTGCGAGCAATTCTATACAAATAATAATAATTAATAGGAACATTGAGGTCTACTTTTAAGATGAGGTTTTGAGCTACAACATGATTCTCTGCATCTGAACTAGAATACATATTCATCAAGCTAGCAGCACTCTCCTCATCTAAGACAACACTTGCTCCATTGAGAAGTGTTGTCGAAGAGTTAGGATTGGTCATAATTATTTCATTGACATTTCAATAACTTGTTGGTTAGCTAAAAGCTTTTGGAACTTTTGCTTATTACCATTCAAGATTTTCTTCACCAAATGATATCTTAAGTCATTGGTAAAAGCTTCTTCATCGGTTACAATCTTAATAATCCTGTCGATTATCTTTTGATTAATAGTATTCTTTTCTGCATAGAAGATACTGTAATTAATAATCCTGGTAGCAAGAGTGCTAGCAATATCAGGTCTATAGTTATCATCTCTACCTACAGTGTTTCTTAATTCTCCAATAATATATGATTCATTATCATGAGTCAAGATCTGCTTAGGATCTAACATCTTATCCAACTTGTTGTGAATAAATGTAGTAAACATAGTAGTAAACTCAGGTCCAACACTACCTTCACCAATCATTTGGATCATAGGAAGATTCTTATCAAAATCTTTGATACTACTAATAGAGTTATAGAAAGTTACAATACTCCTAGCATTAGTTTTCTGAGTAACTAATTCAGGATGCATCAACATAAAGTTAATACAACGAGTATCCAACTGTTCTGTCTCTGCCCACTTACCCCATACTTCGATATCAAATTTTAAATTAACACTAATGAATCGAGTTCTCTGAGCTGTGTCAATAGAGTTAACCAAGTAGTCTCCGTTATCTGGATTAGCAGTCAATATGATATGCCAATCTTTAGGTAACTTCCATGAGATATACTCTTGTCTATCTACCAACTCCATCACAGCTTGGATAAATCTGATATCAGCACGATTCCAGTCATCAAGGATTAAGATACCACCACCTTGCTTATCAGCAATCCACTCTGGTGGACAATAAGACATTCTCTTTTCACCGGTAAACTTGTAACCTTGTCTTACATATTCTTCTACAGCTTGCTCATCAATCCATAAGCATTCATAATCAGATGTAGTACTTTGAACTTCAGCAACAGGAACCTCTACAATTTCATCTACTTCGATTTCCTCTTCTACTTCTTTCTCAACAGGTATTTGTTTTTCTACCATCTTAGGAATCTTAGTTTCAATTTCCTTAGTAATAAACTTGCCACCTTCTAGAACTTGTTTCTTAGTAATCTTAATTTCAAATTCTTCAACCATTCTTGTTTCATATTCAGTAACAGTAGTTATCTGTTTCTTCTTAACCTTGTTTACAACAGGAACATGTTTGCTTACTACAGCAGGTTTAAGTTCTACATTAGCGGATCCTTCTTTGCACAATTGAAATTGTCTAACAGGAAAACCTACTAAATCACCAAGCTCCTCGATTTGAGCTAAATTTAATTTCACACAATTTAGATTCAACTCACTTGCTAATTGCAAAATAGAAGTTGTCTTACCAATACCTGAATCACCAATAACCTCGATGGCTACTGGTTTCTTTCCTCTTTCTTGAAGGAATCTATTATTATCTACAATGTGAGTTACAAAGTTCTTTAACTCATCGATATTCAAACTTACTTGATTATTTTTGCTCATACTTTTTTTGTTTAATTTAATTGAATTACTGCTCCGGGTAAATCGGTATTCATACTAGATTGTTCAGATAAAACCCATAACATCTTGCCAGGTTTCTTATCAGGAGACGGCGCTTTACCATCTGTGAAATATACTAGACAAGAATATTTACTTTGATTTTCATAATAATAATCTACAACAGGATCAAAATCTGTTCCTCCTCTACCGTGTAGTTTATACTCATTCTTAGGATCATATAATCCTTTGTGTCTAATTGCTGTATCGGCTTGTATTACAGTTACATCAGATCCTGTTTTGTGGATATGATGTATCTCTTGCATAAACTCTTTTAGTTCATTATCGCTTACAGATCCCGAAGTATCTATAGCTACCAATACATGTTTCTTATGTTTAATTTTAAGACCAGGATTATCTTCATATCTTTTGTTATATTTTCTCCTTGTCTTCTTAGTATAAGTCTTTAAGGATCCGCCGGCAAATCTTCTTAGATATCCGCGCCAATCAAACTTAGGCTCTTCAAATTGATCTATCTTTTCTAGGATAGAGTGAAATTCTCCAGGCACAGTTCCTCTAGACTTTGTTACTTGATCTTTTATTTCTTTTAATATAGTTTCGGTGTGCTTGTTAAGAAGCTTTCTTTCTGCTTCATTAAGTCCGCCTTCTCCTTCTTGGTTTTCCCAATCATGATCTGGACAATTAGCGTCTACGTCATCACCATTTACAGATACCTTTACAGTTACCTGACCGTCACCCATTGCTTTAAGCAAGCTATTAAGATTAGAACAGTTACCTTTCTTAGCTCCCTTCATAAGCTCCTCATAATAATGAAGAGTACCCATCTTAGGTTTTAAGTTTAACTCAGGAAATGTGTCAAGAAACATACCTCCTTCTGGTAGCCAATCTCTTTTGATATACTGATTAATCTCTAAATCCATAGCAATATTTCTAATCTCGTGATTAGTTAAGTGCTCATAATCAGTAAGGTGAAAGAAACCAATATGCAATAGCTCATGTTTCAATAAACCTTTCTTTTGATTAAGTGTAAGCTTATCCCAAAACTGAGGATTCACTAGTAGATTATAACTAATCCCACTAATGTGAACACCTGCTGTTGGCACATCTTCACTCATTTTTCTGTTTAGCATGATGAGAAACAAACCATAAAATGGTTCATCCAACATCAACTCCTTGGCTGCTTTCGCTAAGCTTTCCGTGTGATTCATCTTCTTTAAATTTAACCGTTATACTTTCTATATAGTCGTATCCTGACTCTTTAAATACACTTAAGATAAAAGAGTTTAGAGTTTTCATATACAACTCTATCTGATCCATAGGCACACTAATTCTCTTAAACATTTTGAATATAGAATTATATGTTACCTTCTCATCTCCGTTTAACTTAACTATCTTTTTCACAATATGGGGTAACTCTGATTCCCAATCTTTTCTTTCACAGGTAGAGTTCTTATACAATAACATAATACACACTATGTTTTGATTAAAGTCTACACTATCAATAATAGCCATACCGAAAAGACAACTCTCTTTATCGCTAGAGTTTAACATTTTTAATACTTCTTCATAATCCAGTGTTTGTTTTTTCTTTCTCATTAGTCTTCTATTTTAATTGTTTTTAGCATCCACTCTTTTGGACTATTGATATTATCAATCCACTCTTTAGCGGTTGGTATATATCCATTACAATCTTCTCTAACATGTTGTTCTCCTATATATCTAACATAAACTCGTTTGCCCGCAGAGTTTACTATATATGTTCCAAAGATTTTTTCAGATTCAAAAATACCCTCTGAGTGGTGGCGAAACATTCTATGTTTACTGTGGCCGACCCATGCTTTAGTTTCATCAAACCAGTTATGTATATCAATATAATCTTCTTCTGTGCCTCCCCATTTTTTTACTGAGGATTTAGCATGCTCATATGGATGCGCCATTATTGTTCTATATATTCAGATACATCTCCATCATGATTATAAGTCTGATGTTCTGTATAGCGTATATTATTTTCTATATTATATGATAAATCATTAACATTAATTATTAATGTTCCATCGCCGCCATCATTATTCCACCAGTCTTCTATATCATCTAACATTCTATATGATATATTTTCTACTACTGAAATAGTATCATCTTGTAAAATAGATCTTATATCGTCATCTGTATCAATAAATGTTATATCATCAATAGCTCCACTATCTCCTCCGCCGGAGTAGTCTATTCTAATAGTTTTGATATTGTTTGACCTTAAATCAAACAAAGCTTTTGCAAATTCTTCTTTTGTTGTCATTATATTTTTCCTTTATAAAATCTTCCGAGAATATTACCATTTAAAAATTCTTTTTTTTCCAAGACCTCATATAAAAATTGATGCTTTACTTCTTGATATGTTAGTTCACTTTTACTGTAACATATTCTAAGTATCTCTCGCTTAATTACAGCACCACTTCTATAAGCTTGTTTAAGAACCTCATTACTACTATAGTAGTCATGATAACCTAGTTTGCTTACTTTCTCATAGTTTTTCTTTCTCTTATCTATAGATAGTTTCTTTTTACTAAGCTTCTTTTTCCTAGTAGAATAAAAGTTCTTCTTACCTATATAAGATATAGATTGATTACCTATGATTGCTGTCATAATATAAACAAATCCTTCAGCTCCATCTGGTATATGTTCATCTTTGAACACAGTACCTTTATATAACCAACTCATACTTTAGATTATTTTGTAGTAACGGTATTAATTTTTCTCTTACTTTTTCCATTTTGTGTGCTGCTACTGCATCAGATAAATCTTTTTCTAGTTGTAAGTGTGCACTATTCAAACCATATTTAGATTTATATTTTGCCATAGCATTGATTCCCGGTTCATCATTGTCAAAGAGTGTACAGATACCCTTATACCTAGCCTTGTAGGAATGGATAACATGCTCAGATATCAAAGTGTTTTCACTATCTGGTGCTATACATTCTACATTGGATATACCCATAGACATAAGAGTCATCATATCCTTTAAAGAACTACATATTACAAGATAATCTGTATTGAAACTCAGTTGATCTGTGCCCTGTATATACTCTTTAACTTTAATAAACTTGTTGTCGCTTACCTTTGGCTGGTAAATTTTATACAGTGTTCCATCATTTCTAAAATAACCATAGATATATTGACCTTTAATCATTAGCTCCTTAGTTTCATTATCTTCTTCTTTACTCATTAGATAATGATCTAAGGCTACTACTCTATACTTATCTAGGATTCTAGAACCGATACCATATTTAGACCAATAGTTTTTATCTAAACTATTCCATCCCCTGGTAAGGAATTGAGATACCTTGTATTTAGCTCTTATCTTAAACTCTCTGAGATTATAATCATCTTTACTTACTAGCAACCATTGATTATAATCTTGAATAATCTTATGCGCCGCTTCTCCCTTTGAAGATAGATTAAATAACATTTGTACAAGAGATACACTGTCACCTGATTTATCAGTAGAAAAATCTTTAAACTTATATACTCCACCTACTTGAGAATAGAATATACACATTGAAGGATTCTTTTCTAAAGGATTAAATACAGATTTGATTTTTAAATCTTGACCAGTTAACTTCTCTTCCAGTTTTAGATAATACTCAAATACCCATTCTCTTGGTACCTCATTTAATTTTGATATTATTGATGTAGTTATTAACATAGTTAAAAATAAAAGGGAAGACATATAGCCTTCCCTTATTTTACAGATTAAATAATTCTAAAGTTTGAAATCATTATTCACACTTGATCCAGAGCTTGCCCCGTCTCCATCAAACCCTGCAACATTTTCTACAGGTTTCTTTTTGATATGATCTCTTTCATTAAACTTAGCTACCTTGCCACTATTCTTAACAGCAGATTCAAATGGTATACCAGTCTTAGAATACTTAGGAAAGAATAGATCATAACTAGTATAACCTTCTTTGTTAAGATATTCCTTACCAGCAATACAAGTATTCAACCACTTGTCTTTGAATGGAGCATCATTATTAAATTGCTCAATCAAAGATTGGATTGTAGAATGCTTACCATTCTGTTCAATTAGCCAGTTGTCACAGCCTACTTCTACACAAAGATTCTTAAGAAACTTTAATATCTCAGAATCTCTGCCAATTTCTATACCTGTTTTAGTTACGCCATCAGCATATGCATACTCATTAGCTTTAACTTTACCAACTTGACCTTTGTATCTACCCAAAGATTCATTGTTCTTGTCTATGAAGAAGCCTTCGAAGTCTCCGTCTTGTTCTTCACCTTCTAGATTTAGAACAATATGAAGAGCCCCTGGCTTAAATTTAAAATCTTCATATCCAATAGCTCTGATTGTTACTTTGTGATTACCTGGTTGTAATACTTTAGGTGTCCCACCTGTTCCTGTTTTGATGTCTTTTGTGTTTAACATATTATTTATTTGTTTAGTTAGTCAATATACACTTTATCCCAATAAGTTTTTAATTCTCCGTCTACCATTTCAGATACAACTATCTCTTTGTTTCTCAAATGCTCTGGTCTAGCACCACAAGATACCTCATCACTTGTCTTAAAGCTTAAGATATTTTGTGTTCCCTTTCTATATAGGTAGCCAATAGCATCTGATTGAGAAGTTGTTATCCTCTTTAGTTTACCTGTTAAGTCTAAGTCCATAGAAGTAAACTCTGCACCATTCTTTTCTAGAAGAATATCTTTAATATGACCACAAAGAATTACTCTCGGTGCCCATGTCTTGATATACTCTATAATCTTGGTGAAAGCTTCTCTTAGATAAGGATAGCCTGCGCCGTTAGGTAAGTTAAGTATGCTACCATACTGAGCTTTGCTTTGTGCAAACCAGTTCTTACCCATAGAAGTACGAGAATAAATAATCTCAGCATATGGAATACACATCTCTTCTAAAGCTGTGATTGTATCTACAGCAATATACTGATAAGGTTTACCTGCTTTCTTTATTTCTTCTCCGATCTCTTTGATATCTTCTACACTTTTAGCTTCAATCTTCATTGCACTTACATACTTAGTACCTCCTTCAAGATCTAGTATTAAGCAATTATCTAATTGAGCAAACAGACTAGTCTTACCAACTTTAGGCTTGGAAAAGATAATTAAATTTTCTGGACTCTGTGTATGTGCCTCTATCTTTTTAGTAGGCAACATGATCTTTTTTTCTTCGTTTACCATTATTTTGTTATTAAATCATTCAACCATAGCTTGTTACTGATAGGCTTCTTTAACAAAATAGCTGCTAAATCTCTAATAGTTAAATCAGAAAAGGGTAAATCTATTCCGTTTGAAACATCTTTTGGTGGAGAGAAAGTAGGTTTATACTTTGTTTCTTCCAATACTTCTGGCGTATAAGATTTAACTAGGATTAATTCTGATACAGGTATCATATACCTAGTAGTACCATTATTCTCTAGTGTTTCATACTCCTCTTTATAGTTAGGATTATATCTCCATTTATAAAGAGTTCTATCTGGATCCTCTGGTATAAGATCCGCAGAAGCTTGCTCCGTGTAAATATCCATACCTTTAGATATCTCACTGGTAAATAAACCAATATGCTTTTCTAATTTCCCCGGTGGTTTATAAGCCAACTTAGGAATAAAATAGGCATCTGGTATTCCCATTTCCGCAAAAGTTTGTTGGTGAAAATCTCTTAAAGACTTCAACCTTTCCCGCTTGTCTTCGGGTGTTACGATTGTGTTTAATCCGCTCATTTTACTTTGTGTTTATTTTTCTTTCCATACAAGGTGGTGTATCCATTTCTGAGACTCTCATCTTACTAAACTCAGCCTTCATAAAACTCATACGAGTATCACCATTCCTAGCCTTGAGAAAGTGAAACACTAATACATCCAAGTCTGTTATTAGATATCTCTCTGGACCATATTCACTGATATTTTGTTTACCTGGTCTATTAACACCTACTACAGTATCTGCATGTTGTAGTAAGGCATCAGCCCCATAGATATCGGAATCCAAAATATAGTTACCATACTTACCATTTTCATTTCTCTCTGGTGAATCTATGGATCTATTGAGTTGGCTTAGTATGACAAAAGCTATTGGATACTTTCTTTTTAATGCTGTGATTGCTTCTCCGAGTGCGAATAGAGTATCATGTTTGTCTTTTTCAAAGCTTGCTTTTCGTAGTAACAGTGAGTGATCTAGAGTGATAATTGTTTTGGTGTATTGTCTGCTGAAACTTCCATCATCATTCTTCTTTTGAATAGAGTATGATTCCATGTAGTCAGCGATGATTTGGCGAAACTCATTAACAGTACAAGGTTCGTCTACTAAATCAATAGGGTAGCTAATCATTTTCTTTGCATAGTCATAGCATAGACTAATATCTGATTGAGATATTTTTCCATCAGCACTACACAAATATTTGTAGGACCTATCTAAATAGGATGAGAAGCTTCTCATAGCTGTAACTCTTCCTACCATTTCAAATTGAAATTCTAATACTCTAAAATTAACATTGGGATTTAATTCAAAAGCGCTTCTTACAATTTGATCTTTGATTAGTGTCTTACCTGTACCTGGCCTAGCAGCAATAACTGTGGTTGAGTTCCAAGGTATACCATCTTCAATGGCATCATTAAATTTTTTCCAAGGTGTAAGGATACTACTAATAGTACCATCTCTTCTACCTTGCATGTAGTTAAGAGCCTCTTGATAAGATTCCTTAACTTGTTTCCAAGACTTCTTTTTTTCTGTAGACATAAGGTGAGTATTCCCTTTACTTTTTAATCAAGTTTAATTTTTAAAATTATTTGAATAGGGGGATTGAGTTGTTTTGCAAAGATAAAAAAATTTTTTATTATAACTCTCTTAATGCTAACATTTTTTCATCATTTGTTATATCACAATGATCTAACAAACCATTTGCTTCAAAGTCATCACCATAGAAACCGTGGCAAGAATCTATTAACTCTCTGTGCTCGTGACCTTTATCACATGTAGATGTTTTATATAGATTAAATCCATATACATTTCCAGATATATAAAAATCCATTATTTCAACTTCACCTTCTAAAACTTTTGTTGCTCTTGAAATTGTTTCTTCATTTACTTTACCATATTCTTCTTTTAATTTCTTCTTAGTTACATAAATAAATCCTACTTGACCTGAGTCCCAAGGACAACTAAACCCGGTAGTATTAATTGTAATACCACTGTGATCATACATATAGATAGGTAAACATACTCCAGCCTTTTCTTTGTTCCAGATATG